AAACCCGTATTTATTATTAAATAGTGTTTCTGGAGTTTCGTCTACTACATCTGTGTCTGAGTCGATTTCAACTGGTTTTCCAAATATACCAGGGTTGTTCGTAATCCTTTTTTTTTTAACTCTAAAAAAATGAATGCAGCACTTTGTGCAACAGTAATACTCATTTCACTATCAAATATCTCAGATCTAGCCATTACAGTTTCACTATCGTATGCTTCTATCTTTTTTTTATTTATAGGTCTGTACAGAATAGCTGCAACTATGTGTAAATTACTTATAATGTCTTCTGGAGTCTTGGTGAAATTGTAAAGGTCGACAAACATACCAGTACTCATTTTATCTAAGTTAGTATCAAATACATATTTAATATCTTTAATAGTAACTTCATGTTCTTCATATACTTCATAGTTAGATAGTATATTATTAATAACTTCTAGTAGGTCTTGAATAGATTTATAATCAAATTTAGCAAGTTCTTCAGCCGACATATCAGTTAATATTGATATAATGCTAATATCTCGCTCTAATCCTTCTTCTTCTGTGTTGATTATACTATTAATCTTTCTAAACTCTTGAATAGTTATATCGTCTATATTCTTAATTAATACTTTCATTATGCTCTATCTAATATTATTTTTCTTGATCTAATTTCGTACCACATTCTCATTATTATAGCGTCTGCGAAGTCAGGCGAACGCCCTAAATAAGCTTTAACGTCTTTCTTGGGTGTTATCCTTAATTTACTATCTGACACATTATATCTACGATGTGCTTGAAAATCTTGAATTATTAAATCTTTATATTTTTCATCTTCAATTTCTATTTTTCCTTCTTCAAACATAGAAGCAATTTTATAAAAACATTCAGTTTTAAGATTGAACATTAATTTATTTTTAATTGCTTTGTGGTTACTAACAAAAAGTTTTGAACCTTTTAAAAATTGGGCGACTGCTCCTACACCTATACTATCAGAAATTATATTAGAGCGATTTACCCTGTGATACTTCTCAATTTCTTTGATTTTCTCAATAAGATCTGGCGCATTATATCCATTAAACTTATAAATCTTAACGATTTTAAGGCCTTCCCAGTAAATTATTACAGTGTTGTCTGTTCCACCCAATGCTATATCTATACTTAGATACTTAGTTTTACTATTAGATTCATCTAACGTTAAGTAAAATGCGTTAGATAGGTCATCATAATGAAACATATTATCAAGTTGTTCTGAATAACGCCAATTACCAAGAAATAATCGTTCTCTATCACTACCTGTCATTTCACTTAGAATTTTTAAATATTCAACTGAGTTAAATGTATTATCGGATGGTATGGTATGAATATATTTTTGATTAATTGGTTCAGTTTCACTTTCATAAGGTAAATAAAACTCATCGAATAACCATCCAGTAGTAGGATTAGAAACTAATAACATTTTAGGTATTAAACCAAATTCATCTAATCTGTATCTTAATGTATTTCTTAAATTAATATAAGCATCTTGGCTGATCTCAGCACACTCATCTATACATGCATAACTTGCTTCAAGACTACCTAGAGTTACAAATTCTTTATCACTTGGTTTTTGAAATAAATCTTTTAAAACTATAATAGATCCATTATAAAAAGTAATCATATTACTCTTATCATTAAACGTCCAATGTTGGTCTCTTATAAGACCCCACTCACGACAGACATCATAAAATGTAGCTAATGTTGTTTGTTTTAATATAGACAAATGAGCACGCGACCAAACACCCTTGATTCCTGGGTACTTTAAAGATTGTAATATTGAATAATAAACTAATAAACGTGTCTTTCCACAGTCAGCAGCTTTTACTGCCGCCAAATAATACATAATTAGTTGTATTGTCATTGAGGGCCGTAAAAGCTTCTGATTGTTTTTTTAAAAAACTTAATTGGATGTCCAATTTAATTGATCTTTTTTAATATCTTGATTTATTTAATTTGTTTAACCTTTTCTTGTAATTCTTTAATTGGAATATTATCTAATGTCTTCACGTCAATTGTATCTAGTGCTGTTTGTGATATATTAACGGTTATAGGCTCTATAGTAGCATTGATGGACTCTATTCTCTCAACGTACCCACGATGTTTACCAAGAGTCTTTAATAAAAAGATAATAGCATGACGGTCGCCCATATTAATAAGTTTCATGAGATTACGCTCGGTAAAATCTAATATAATTTCTGTTACTTCATTAACACACTCCGAAAAATAAGGGTCTAATGACAATAGACTTTTAAAAGTCGCCCTAGAAAATCCCATTTGACTAGAAGCTATTGTTAGATTTCCTAAACTACTTAATAATATATTACACGCTATTAATTTCTCTTTTGGAGATAAACCTTCATCATTAAATTTTTTAACATCGAATACATTTTCAAATAAAAATTCAGGTATATCAGTTTCTACTCCAGCTAACGTTAAAACGTCTTTTCTATTCCTTACTTCTGAAACATGCTTGTTTTTACCTTTAATATTTAGATTTCTATTCTTTTTTAATTTTAAATATTTACTATCTTTAGGTTTATTAGGAGTGCCTTTCTTCCTACCAGCATTTCCTTTTGGTATTCCTTTTGGTCTATGTCCAATTTTCTTCTTTTCCGGCATTATATTTTGATTTTTATAAGCTTAACGTCTTCTTCATAATCTTACACATTCTAAAAAAATTATTATTACATGTATTACAATTACCTATAGGTCTACGTTTCATCACATTTGCCCAATGAATAAAGAATTCGGTTTTTACTTGTTTTGTGAAGATTGTTCTACCAATTATTTTTTCCTTCATAAAAATAATAGCATCAAAATTAATTTCTTTTTTAATATCATTAGTAATTGTCGTTGTAGTCTTTTTAATTGGTTTTACTTCTTCAATAGCTGGACTAGTATCTTCAGTAAGTACTTCTTCGATTGGTTTAAAATCAACACTAAGTGATGAACCATTACTGTCATCACTAGGAATTATTATTGCTCCGTCTTCTAAACATTCAATAATTTTCTCGCTATCATCACCTGTTTTTAGTTCAAATTCACCAGATATTACTTTAGGTGCTTTAGGTTTATTCTTAGATCCGACTGGTCTACCTTTTTTCTTTGGTGTTTGTTTAGATTTGTTGGTTGTCATATTGTTCAATATTTTTTTTGATTTCCTTTTCAATATTCTTAACAATTAACATAATTGAATTAATTGACATACTATATTTATTTCCTAATATTCTATAAGGTACCTTTTTAATTGATGTATCATTTAAACCCCACCGGTCATTATAAATTTGTTTTTTATATGAGTATTCGAAATTGTTATTCTTCACAAAGTCTTGTATAAAGTCTATTTTATCCAGCATGTAGCTTTTATCGTGTTCAGGGATCATTGAATCAAATAGCTGAAGATGATTACTTACATATTTTTTGTGATGTCTAGATGATTTAGAATATAAATTCAAATTAATCATATAAATAATTAAACCTATTAAATAATTAGTATTGGTATGAGCGTGTGGAATATATAAATATTTATCGAATAACTCATCAACTGTATATTTAGTATATATCTCTAGAATTACATCATTGAATATATCATCAAGTGCTGCTCTTATCTTACTGTTTTTGAAAGCGTTACCTTTTTTAATAATATTTTTAATATAATCGTAATTCTCATTAATTGATTTATTAATTAATGTTTCTTTACTACTTATCTTATTCAGAATAAAGTATTTGTTTTCTATTATATATCTACGAAAAAAATAATAAAACAAAACCACACCGATTAAAGTGTGGTCACAAGTAACAAATATGTTACTTATCTATTATGGTTGACGACCGTTGTTTGTAAATTGCCAGAAGCCTTTGACTGACATTTTTAATAATTCATCCATTGTAAACTCGAATTTAAAATCATCAAGTGTTAGTCCATCTGTAATATACACTTCACTTTCAGACCAATCATCAGTCCAGTCTTTTGGATCAATTGAGTAAAATGTAAATGTACTTTTGTCAAAATCAAAGTTATAATCATAAAAATAGTCTTTTACTTTACTCATTATTATTGTAATGTCTTTAACTCTCATATTTTCTTTATTATTTTTTAGATTCTATATAGCTAAGTAATTCTTTACCATTAGCAATATCATCTTCCCAGCCTTCTTGAAATCCACCGTTTAGTTCTTCAACACCACTGATTAATTCCTTTAATATTTCAATTTGTCTACTCTTTTTCATGTTTTACTTGTTTTGATTTAAGATAGAAAAGTAGATATTTACCACGATAAACATCATCTACCCATCCGTCTTTTATTCCATCATCTATATCTTTATGAAACTCCTTATTTAATATTTCAGCCATCTTAATTAGTAAATCAACAATCTCTACTTGTTCATTTATTTCAACAGCTTCTTGTTTATTGCCATGAGTGATACTTATATTAACAAATTTCCAGAAAGATTCTTTAGATAAATCCTGTAAATCTTTGTCTTTTAAATTTACTTTAAAATCATTAAGTTTTAACCCCGGATAATGTTCAATACATTCTTCTTTAGTTATTAAAAAGAAAATATGCGAACTATTACGATATTTATAATTGTGAAATACCTTCTTAACATCGCTTATTGTTTGTTCGATTTGAGTTTTGGTCATTTAGTTATTTGTTTAATTTTAATAGTAGGATTTATATCAGCATCTGAAAATGCTTTATTAATTATTTTATTAACAATTGTTTTATCTTTTTCTAAATAAAGTACAGAATCATGAACTGTGAAACATATGATATTTCTTTTAACTAATTCTTTATAAATAATATCTATCCATATTTTACTCTCTGCTCGTTGAAGTATAAGAGGTAATGAATTATCGCCTTTATTTTCTTTAGCAATATTTAAAATATAAATATAAACATTTGGAAATAAATCTTTAAATAATTGTGCATATTCATTTTCTTTAGTTAGCAACCAACCAACACGTTTTGTGAAGAATATATTCTTAAAGAATTCTTTTTTAAATAATTTACGTTCTATTTTAAGATCTAACTTATCAATTATGAAATCATATATTTCACCAGATTCACAAAGTTCAACCCAGTTAACTATATCATCTAGTTCTTTCCAATTTTTAAATGCTTTCTTTAATAGTACACAAAGTAATAATGGTTGACTATTTTTAGAATCTGATTCCATAAGATGTTCATTATCTATTCGTAAAAATTGTCTCATATCAGAATTCATTGAGCTCATATTACTATAGATACGTGTAGTATTTTTATGACGAGTAACATTTGGTGTGTTTGTTATTAAATCAGCAATTGCAATAGTCCATGGATTAAGAAAATTCTCTATTTTAATTACACAAGTTTGACCACGTTTGTTTATACCAGTTTTAGTATATCCTTTAAGAGTAGTTAAATAATAATAATAATTAAAAATATCTATATTGTCTTGTGTATATTTAGCTATTTTTAAACAATTTTTTATGTTTATAAATTTTACTGGTTTTGGATTATATTGTTTAGTACCAAATTCATTAACTAATTTAGCATCTAACCACTTAATTATACTTACATCTAACTTAGTATTTGACCAGCATTCATTATAATGATTAATATAACTTTTGTTTAGAATGTTCTTAGTAATTTTTCTATTACTTAACTTACCAAAAAATCGCTCAGCTTTAGATTCTTTGAAATTAATATGAATTATATTATCATCACGATATTCTTTAGTTAGTCTATATGATTTTGAATAAGGACTAGACGTAATTCCAGAACTCATATATGATTCGTTGATATTTATAATATTAAAAGATTTTAATAAATCAATTACTTGTTTATAATTCTTACCAAGAACACGTAATAATATAGATGAACTACATTTTTTAAATATTATGTTTTGATTTAAAATAGATTTTGATTTACTTACTTGATTGGAATGTGTTAATAATATTGAGGTCACATAGTGTAATAGAAACATACGAGATTCAAAATATTTCCGTTTCTTTGGTGATAGTAGAGAGACTTTGTAATCTAAGTCTGTTTGGAGTTTGAGTGTTGTTATTAGATAGGTTAACAATTTATTAGTTGTTTTTTCTCTTAGCAACACTTTGCTTTGCTTTAAGAGAGGTCGGAGACAACCCTCCGGTTGGAATTCTCCGACCTTAAAACATAAACAAATAAATATGAGTTGTGTTACTTTTTATTATATTATTATATATCTAAAAGTTTTAATTATAATGTTCAAATATATTTCCTTATTTATAATCATTATGAATAGCGTTTTCTAATATCTAGTATTCAATTAGTTGCGTGCTATTCATAATCATTATAAATAGCGATTAATTTTCATTTCTAGTTATATTATCTCTAATCAATGGTATATGTTTTAAATTAGGTAATGATACTCTATCAATTAAATGTAGATTCTCATTAACATTGTAGTTCTTTAACTGTTCGTCTATTATTTGGTAAGATATCTTAATCTCATCGGATATAATACCAGCTTGTTTATTACTATACTTCATTTTCTTTAGATGACCTTGTAAGAACGTAA